CATGGATTTGAAATACAAAGATTAGCTGTAGAAATTGGAAGAATGAGAGCATTTTTAGAAAAACAAAATGCCGATTTTAAAAAAATACCTACAAGTGAATTATTTCAAAATGAAGAAGCAATAAATTTATTACAAGGCTTTAATTCAGCCTATCCGGTATGGTTTGATGGCACTTCTTCTGCATATCAGTTACACGCCGCACTTACAGGAGACCCAGGACTAGCTCAAGTGGCAAACTTACTTAGCATGGATCCTGATGCACCTGGTGGCGATCTATATAGATTACCAGCTGATCATATACAAGAAGTTACAGGTTTAGGTTCAACTAAGTCTCGAAAAGTAGCAAAGAAATTTTTAGCTAATCGAAGATCATATGGTCAAGTTAAGATTACTGCTAGAGGTGCAGGTTTTGCTGAACTTTCAAAACAATTACCTGATCAGTTTAATGACATGAAAGATCCAGAACAAAAAGAAACTCTTAAAAATATACAAAATAAATTAGAGTTAATTTTTGATCAAAATTATCCTGGTGCTGCAATGGCTGAAGGTATTGCTAGAGCTATAGCTTCAACTATGTTTGATTTCCAAGGTAAAAATGATTTTGCTGTTCGTGTACCATTACCTGATGGTGATGTTTCTGTTTATACAGGAAAGTTACCTGATAGTTCTAAACGAAGAGTAAATTGGGAAATTGGTAAAGACAAAAAAATAGGTGTTCCAGTATATCAAGATAAACTTGCAATTACTGGATTTGCTGCGTTTTTAAATCACTCATTAGATGCTTATGTACAAAGAGCATTAGCTAAAAGATTAAGAGAACGAGGTGTTCCAGGTTTTATGCATACACATGATGCATTTGCTGTTCACCCTGTTCATGGTCAAGAAATGAGAGAAATTTATCATGGAATTTTGTTAGAAATAGCTAATACACCAATTTATGAAGAAGTAATTAGAGCTAATGGTATTGACCCTAATTCAGTTATTGTAAAATACAACGTACAAACTGAAGATGGCTCTGTACAGCAAGAGATGACTTTATCACAAATACTTAATCAAATTAGGCAAATGAAAGAAGCTACGTTTAGTAACAACACTGGCGTAAACTATTATGCATTGTCTTAAGTGTAACGAATTAATTTAAGGAGAGCAAAATGAAAATTAATGAATATTTTGAAATGGTAAAAAATTTTGAAAAAATGTTTGATGACAACAAATTAACTTTAGATGGAAAAATCATAATTGGTAAAGAATTTATAAATGCTTTACCTCCAGTTCAAATGGTTAGATCTACAATAAACACTAGAAATTTTTGTATGGATTATTTTGTAAGTACTATTAACGGAGCTGTAGATGCAAAAGAAAACCAGAGCAAAATGGAAACCGACAGTGGGAGCAAAGTGGACGAAACAAAATCTACACAAGCACCCAAACAAACTTCTAAAAGAAAAAGGCGGTCCTGAATATGAAAGACTTTGCGAACATCTTAGAAACATGGCTAGGACTAAAGCAGGTCGTCCAAGTGGCTTACCTGACGGGTGGGGCAAAAAACAAAAAGAACTCGCAGCAGAAAGAGCCAAAATTAAAATCAAAGCAAAAGAGAAGGTAAATAAAATGATTGAACAAGGATTATTACCTAATGATGACGATATTGCTAAAAGAGCAGTAACAGTCCTACTCGAAATTGCTGAAGGTCCTGATGCTGCAAATACTAAAGCAGGTGCAGCAAAAGCATTGCTAGAGTTCACAAAGCAAAAACCAGTAAATAAATTAGAAGTAAAGGCAGTTGCTGAAGAGTGGCTGGCAAGTTTAGATGAACCAAAAAGCGTTGATGATACGAAAGAAATTGAGGGATAATTTTGAATTTTATTCCTCAAATTGTTTAAAAATACGTACTAAAGACGGTAATGTTGTTAACTTAAAACCTAATGTTGCACAGTCACAATTACTTAAAATCATAAATAATCAATATGAAAAAGAAGGCAAAATACGAGTTATAATTCTTAAAGCTCGCCAAATGGGATTATCTACAATGGTAGGTGGTTGGTTATATTGGTGGCTATCACAACGCAAAGCTCAAAGAGGCATGGTTGTAACACATCATGCTGACTCAACAAGAGCTTTGTTTGATATGACAAGAAGATATCACGATAATTGTCCTGAACCTGTAAAACCTCATACAAAGTATTCATCAAGAAAAGAAATAAACTTTAATTTTCTTGATAGTTCATATGTTGTTGCTACTGCAGGTGGTGACTCAATTGCTAGAGGTGAAACTATTACAGTTTGCCATTTATCAGAGCTAGCATTCTGGTCTCCATCTACAGCCGAAGAAAACTTTAATGCTATTATGCAAGCGGTACCAAATAAAGATAATACTGCAGTATTTATAGAGTCTACGGCTAATGGTGTTTCAGGTAAATTTTATGATTTATGGAGAGGTGCAGTAGAAGGTACAAATGGTTTTATTCCTGTATTTTTACCTTGGTTTATTCAAGAAGAATATTCTGAACAAGCGCAGGAAAATATGGAATACTCACCTGATGAGTTAGAACTAAAAAAAGAGCATGATCTTTCAGATAACCAATTAGCTTTTAGACGTAAAAAAATAGCACAAAATGGTATAGATTTATTTCGACAAGAATATCCAGCAAATGCTGATGAAGCATTTTTGACATCTGGTAGACCTATTTTTAATCCTGATCAAATTATAGAAATGCTTGATAAAGCAGAACCAGTAAAGCAGCGTTTAGCATTAGAAGAAGATAAATGGAATAACCACCCAAGAGGTGAGTTAATTTTATATAAAGATGTTGATCCAGCAGGTATTTATACTATAGGTGCTGATGTTGCAATGGGTATAAGAGGTGGAGATTATTCTGTAGCTCAAATACTTGATGAAAATAAAAATTTAGTAGGAACGTATAGAGCACATGTTCACCCAGATTACTTTGCTACAATATTATATCATTTAGGCGAATTTTTTAATAATGCATATATAATTGTCGAAAGTAATTCACACGGATTACTAACGTGCACTCGCTTATATAAAGATTTTGAATATACAAATTTTCACATTGAAATTGTTGTAGACAAAATGAGCGATAAAGAAATGACTAAATTAGGTTTTCAAACTACTGCTAAATCTAAACCATTAGTTATAAATGAATTAAGAGCATCTTTAAGACTTAATGAGATGATAATTTATGACAAAGTAACATTAAGAGAATTACTAACATATATCGAAACAGAAACTGGATCAATGGAAGCAGAACCAGGTTGTTTTGATGATTGTGTAATGGCTTTAGCGTTAGCAAATTATGGTCATCAACAAGGTTGGAAACCAACACAAATTAATAATAACTTTTATTCGGAGGCAATCTAATGGCAGATTTTAAAGCGCTATCAGAAGACGAACTTGTTGCACTCTGCAAAGACGAAATCAAAGGTTCTATAGGTTATTCAGATAGTGATTTAAGCAATGAGCGCGAAAAAATTATGCGTTACTATCATGGAGAACTTCCAAAAAGACAATCAAACGGTAATAGTAGTTACGTATCCCAAGATGTTTATGATGGTGTAGAAGGTTTAAAATCACTTTTATTAGAAACATTTTCAGCAGGTAACGACGTAATTCATTTTACACCTCAAGGTCCTGAAGACGTTGAAACATCAAGAGTTTGTACTGCGTATACCAATTATGTATTGCATAGACAAAACGATGGTTTTTCAATTATGAGAGATGTTATGCACGACGGACTTATGTCTCGTGTAGGTATTGTTAAAGTTTATTGGGAAGAAAAACTTGATCAAATTGAAGAAGAATTTAAAGACTATACTTCTGAAGAATTAGACCAAGCTCTTGTCGATCCATCTATGGAATTAGGTAAATTTACCGAAACTGATGGAAGATTTAGTGGTACATTTATAAAAAGTACAAACAATAGCAAAGTTGTAATTGATGTAATTCCACCTGAAGAATTTATTATTAACCCAATGAGCAAAAATATTGAAGATGGTTTTGTTGCTCATAGAAAATCTATGCGTAAAACTGATTTAATTAAAATGGGTTTTGATGAAGACTTAATTGAAAGCATAGGCTCAGATGAAGATCCGTTAGGTAAAAACTATGACGAAAGATATTATCGTCATGAGCAAATTGGTCCTACTTCTGTAAATTCTGACGATCATCATAGACAAGAACAAATGAAAGAGATTGTTGTTTATGAAGCATATATAGAAGCTGATATGGAAGGCGAAGGAATTAGTAAATTATTCAAGATACTAATTGCTGGTAATACACTTCTTGAATATGAAGAAGTTGATAGAAGACCATTTATTGTATTTACACCAATACCAGTGGCACACAGGTTTCATGGTGAAAATTTTGCATATAAATTATTGCCTACTCAAAATGCTAGAACAGTATTAATGAGATCAATATTAGATCATAGTTCGGTAACAACTAATCCACGTTACATAGTTACTAAAGGATCTTTATTAAATCCAAGAGAATTATTAGATAATAGATTAGGAGGCATTGTTAATGTCACTCGCGCTGATGGTGTATCCCCATTACCTCAGAACCCACTTAACCCATTCATATTCCAAACCGTACAAAAGTTGGAAGAAGATGGAGAAAATACTAGCGGCATTTCAAAGCTCTCGCAAGGTCTCAACAAAGACGCCATATCTAATCAAAATTCACAAGGAATGGTCGAGCAACTCGTTAATCTTTC